AACACAGCAGAGATTCCAGATCGACCACTCGAAGGCAGCGTTCCAAGCGGTAATGATGCCACCCTGAGCGATGTGGATTTTGAGATCCTCGGGGAAGGGCTCGCCTTCGACCCAGGTTTTGATGTGCTCCGGATCGGGACCGTAAGAGAGGCAGTGCGCGCCGGTGCTCGGATCGGTCGCGTAGTTGTGCAAGCCTGATTTCTTCAGGTCTACTTCGGAAAACGACTCGAAATCCGCGCCGAGGCTTTGCATGGGGGTCCGTTCAGAACAACAAAAAAGGCGGGGGCCAAATGCTCCTGGCCCCCTGCTCGCAAAGTGAAATCAGCCAAAGATACTGGTTGCGGTCTTGGCACCGCCTGGGTCGGTTGGCACATCCACGGGCTCGAATGCCTTGCTCGCTGGAATGCGGCCGTTGCCGAGGGGATCGTCGTCGCGCAGCTTCTGCACGTTCTGCAGGCCGAAGCTGACGCCCTTGTTGCCGGCGTTCTCATAAGCAAAGGCGCGGACCTGGGCGCGATACCAGGCGCCGGAGTACACGTCACTGTCGTCGATGATGTCCTGGAGCTTGGCATCAACGATGCCAGGCCGGCGGTCTTCGTTGGCGCTGAAAGACATAATGACCCAATCGTCGCCGATACCGATGACAGGGTTCTCCAGCTCCTCGTTCAAACGGAACGGAGAGCGCAGGGTCTTCGGGATCTTGTCCCCCCACTTGTCGCGTGCAGCAATTTCAGCTTCTTTCTTCAAAGGAGTGAGATTCGCCGTGGGTGGGAATGCAGCGCGGATCGAGTACTTGGGTTTGTTGACGGAGCCGTCAGCGTTCTTCATACTTGTGGCTTTGAAGACGCTGATGAAAGCGGCGCGGAATTCAGGCGTAACTAGGTTTTCTGCCATTGTGTTTGTCCTTTGTGGGTTAGTGGTTGTGGTTGTCGAGTGTCTTTATGACAGGACATTCGGAAGTACGGGGGAGAAAGCAGCCTTCGCATCGATCCGGATCGGATCGCGCTTGTCGCTGACGTGGACCAGGGTGTGACCGCTGGATTTGCGCTCGACAAAGGGCTCAAGCACAGCATCGCGTTCCTTGGCATTCTTACCAGGAGCGAGTTTCACGGCGTCGCCGATGTTGATCAGTTCAGCCGGCTTAAACAATTCGGTGACTTCCACTCCGAGAGTCTTCGCGACACGCGCTGGAATAACATCTGCCTTCCAGTCACGGACAGCTCGTTTCTCGACCAGTTTGTAGTCGGGAACTTCGATGCCCTTCTCGGCTTCCTGGTAAGCGAATTCACGTGTGTTCTTGATCCAGCCCTCGAGGATCGGCAGAAAGTCGAGGGTCTGCGCCAGCAGCATCGGATCATAGGCGAGGCCAGGAGCGAACACCTGCTTAGCCAGAGCCTGCGCGCGCTTCTTGATCGCTGGGCACTTGGCAGAGGCTTGGCACCACCGACAGCCCTTCTCCGATGGGGAAAGAAACTCACGCTCCCAAACCGACGCTGTGCCGGCCCAAGTCGTGCTTCCCTGTGGATAGAAAGGAGACTTTTCCTTCGCTTCATCGACCCGCTTGACCGCATCCAGTACATCCGCATGCAGGTCCAGAAGATCGGCAGTATCAAAGTCAACACTGCGCACGAAACCGTCCGGATGATCGTATCGCGGCTGAACGACGCCGATGTTGACCGCATTGGTCGGCAACTTCATTGTGATCAGCGCGGCCAGGGCATAAATGCGGAGCTGGATATTGCGCTCGATAGAAACAGGCACGCCAGCGCCGTACTTGAGATCCCGCACGTAAAGAATGTGCGTATCCGGGTGCCAGGCAATAAAGTCCGCGGTACCCCACACATCTTTGTTGAGGGTAACTTTTGTTTCGACGAACACTTTAGCCCCTTTGGGCGCCAACCGGATGCACTCGTCGATGTAGGTCTTGACGTGCTTTTTAATTTCGATCTCTTCCGCAGTGGAAGCGGGAGGCTCCGTGCCGTGCTGCGCGAAGTGCATGAGCAACCACCGCTCGGCGAAAGCGTGCGCCCGAGTGCCCTCGTCTGCGTACTCGGAAGAATCTTCGGGCATGCCCTCGGAAAGCGTAACCGAACCGGGGCAGGTCATCCAGCGCTCTGCCCCGGACGGCGGGAGATTCGAGTGGTCCTTGGGAATGACGGCGAGACTAGCCATTGAGCACCGCCGCGAGTTCGTTCAGCTTTGCGGGTTCGAGGGCCAGGGCTTCGGTGACGCGGTTGCAGCCGAAAGAACGGAGCTTCTCGATCGCCTCTTCCATGGAGTGCTTGGAAATGAAAGCGTTGAGAAGAGAGCGCAGCTCTTCGGCGGATATGGGCTTAGGAGCGGAGGCAGGAGCAGTGCTGGTCGCTGCAGTTGCAGACTGTGCAGTGCCGCTGGCCCCCGCAGCGGGTGCATCGGAGCCTGCTGCGAGCCCACTCGAACCCGCTGGAGTAGGGTCCGTCGAAGTACCTCCGTCCGCAGCATTGGCAGCGTCGGCAGCAATCTGTGCCTTGGTCCGGCGATGGCGAGTAACAGTAGGCTGTTCGGATTGAGGAGCAGGAGGCTCAGGTTGCGACGCTGCGGCGGCCTGCGCGGTCTCGATGGGGACGCCGGCGATGGCTTGCTCTTCGGTTGTGGGGATTGGATGGGAGAGAGGAGCGGGCCGAGTTGTGGGCGGATAGGTATCTGCGATCAGAGACCACAAGATAGCGATAAGCCCTCGCACTTCTGCCTGAGTGATAGCGTTTGTGTCAAAAGTAATGTTCATTTTTTGCCTTTCGGATGTGCTCGTTGTGAAGATTCGAGTTCACTGTAGATCACGTTCGTTGAAAATGCAAGAGAAAAATTTCAGAAAAAGTTTTAGGTCATAAAATCCTGGCCAATTCACGCATCTTATCCGTCAACACATCCTGAACTCGTTCATCAACACTTCCATACAAACTGAAGATTCTGGCGCGTACGGGATTCTTTTGCCCAATGCGGCAGAGTCTCATAATTGCCTGTGCGTTCGAACTTGGAACCCAATCCTGTTCAACAAAAATCGCCTCATCGCAAACGTTCTGCAGCCCGTCGACACCGGTGCCCGCCGCAATAATATTTCCCAAAAAAATACGAGTGGCAGAATCATTCTGAAATCGATCGATGTGCTCCTGCCTCAAATGCCCTGGGGTATCGCCTGAGAGAATAACAGGATTGAACGCTTTGAGCTTTTCAGCAAGCCAACGAATGCAAATCTTGTGAATCGCAAAGACGACAAGTTTGGAGATTTGGCCATCGGTAAGATCCGCCTCGATTTGTTCCGCGATCGCGGGTAACTTACACATCGCTGTGTATCGCCTGAGAGTAGCCAGGCTCGATGCCGCCGACTCAAGAATGTCAATCTCGTGTCGAGGACCGGTGGACACAAGTGCTGCTTGCAACTCTTCGTCAGCTTGGATTAGCTGCGGAATCTGCGCACGAAACTCAGGAGCCAGAGCGGCTTCAGACCTCTCCACAGTGACAACTTCAAACCTGGGTTCTTTGAGATCAGGTTGGACTTCAGCTTTAGAACGACGCAACATGAACGGCTCAAGAATTGCTTGCAACTCGGCTACATTTTTATGCTTGGTAAACCTGAACCCGTGCTCAGAATCAAAGCCTTCACAAAATTTATAAACCCAGTCCCAATAGGGCATGGTAGTTAGCCCGGCGGATTTGACATGGGTCCAAAGTTCCCCCGCGTGGTTCAACGCTGGCGTGCCGGTTAATCTCCAAGTGCGAGTGGCTTTTGTAATGAGACCAGGAAATCTTTTTCCAAAACCGTAGATCGATTTTGTACGGTATCCAGTGGTTTTTTTGCCTATTTTGTATCTGGATTTTAGTGCATGGGCCTCATCAATTATAAGCACGTCCCATTGAACTGACATGAGCAAATCAAGATGTTTCACAATCGCATCGTAAAAAATAATCACCACTCCAGAAGTACGTGGAGTGTCTCCTGGCATAACGACTTGCAACGGTCGATCCATCGGACTGAAACGCTCGAACTCTCTGGCCCACTGGACCCTCGTACTCGCAGGACAAGCCACAAGCACATTGGCGGCGCCTACGAGGTCCAAGGCTCGTATCGCAGTCCCCGTCTTGCCCACCCCTGGGACATCAGCTAAAAGCGCTTGTGTGCGAATCTTGAGGAAATCCGCACCAGTCAGTTGGTAATCAAAAGGAGTGATGAGCGGCGCGCGATATGTCACTTGAACACTTCTTTCGCTTTCGGCGCGCATCTATGCACCGCACCGTCTGCGCCAAAAAGCCGCCACTTTCCGGCCAGAATATTCCAATGCAAATCTGGCTTTCGACAATACCGGCAAGACTGTGAATGCGAATAAAATTCGCTGCCGGAATAGCCCTCGTCGTCGTACTCGCCCGACAGCCACTCGTCCATCCCCCGATCGATTGCGTCATCCGCAGCGTCGCCCATTTCAAATCCACCCCATCTTGCTCGCGTAGTGGCGGGCAATCAAACTCGATTCCGCGCGTCCGTCGTCTTTGATCCGTTTAAAATCGGTAGCGTGCTCAGGCCAGAGTTTCGTCGCTATAAAACGCGCTCTCGTTTTGACATCCGCCTGGGTCTCTCCTGACATCCTATGCAGGCCCGTCGCGCCTTTCCACTGCGCTGGCTGCACCATGCTGAAAGGAACGCCCAGGGCGCCAAGGACTCCTTGCAAAATTCCAGCACTGACACCGAAATTGAAGGAACCTTTTTGCCGAGGCATACTGCTCACTAGCTCGATCGCCGCAACCACGGGTCCCCGCGTCTTGCACATATCAACAATAGCCGCCAGCTTTGCGGGGTCTACTTTTCCATCAGTCACAGGCATATCGAAAACTTCGACATCGCGAGTGCAAAGATCGAAAATTGCGAGCGCCCCGGACAGTCCCGGATCTATGCCAAGAACGTATGCCGGCCTCTCGCTCATTGCTTCACCTTCCGAACCCATTTCAACTCCCAACCCAGCTCACTAGCCACCTTTTGATTCATCCGCCGGCGGCCGCATTTTATCTCACGCAGATGCGCGGGCTCGATGCCCACCGCCGCGGCCAGCTTCTTGGTGTTGCCCCAGCCCGCGGTGCGCAGGTCAAGCTCGCGGAGAAGAGTTTCGGAATTGATGGGGTGGAGGGACATGGAAGTTTAGTCGTGCCGGTTGATCCAATCAGATTTGGCCGGCGCGGTGTCGTGAATGACCCCAATGAAAGCCAAGAGATCGGCCACTCGTAAATCACGCTCGGCGCCAGGAAAAGTTCGCTCTGCCAAAATGGCCAACCGCTGAAGTTCTTTTTCTTGTTGCTCGCTCATTTTCCATTCTCCTTAAAAATGTCAGCGGGAGCAGAGAGGTCGAGTTCTCCGCTCCCGCTATTCGAGCCGCTTGCTTTAATGCCTCCGCGGGAAGGGGGGCACCAACCGGCCGGGGCGGGCTCGAAGTTCACTCCTACTTCACTATCAACTTCTCCAAATTCTGTGTCAGCCACTTGTGAAGGCAACCTTCGCCACAGAGGATGTCGCCGCCCTGGGCGGCCTCGGCGTCAGTGTAGCTCAGGATGGCCAGCCGGCGGCGCACACCGCGGCTGATGCGGCCAAGAAACCAGTGGTTGCATTGCTTGCGCTCGGCGCCGCAGAGATCGCACTTCGCTGTGGAGGCCAGAGCCACTAAGACGCCACCCCTAAAGCGACCGCGACTGCGCGCCACGCTTCCCGTGGCGTTCGATGTAGGCCGGAAGGAATCGGTGATGTGTTCCCCGCGACTCTGCCACGGCCGATAAACCATGCAGGTTTGCCCTGGCTGTGTAAATGCTCTGAATAGTCCAGCACAAAATCACCCATCGATTTGACTTTGTACTTGTACTCCTTGGAAATTTTCTTTGCTGGTTTGCTCATTTTGTTTGCTCCTTTCCCTCACCCCTGAGTTCCGCGTTGGCGCGGTCCCAGGCGCGCTTCCTGGCTTCGTCCCGCTCGCGCTCGGCGCTCAAAAACGTTTGAATGCCGTTCACCTGGTCGATCATGTGAGGAAGATCGAGAGTCGGCTGCGTAGCCGGCGTGTCCATAGGCTCAAGCGGAGTAGGTGGATCGAGTTGAGGTTGGGAAGTCATGCACGCGGCCCCTTGATCTCGCGGCGCACGATCTCCGCGCATTCCGCCATAGCTTTAGCGCGGGCGTAGGCGGCGTGGATGGCGTCGGCGGCGACGGCGGCGTTGGCGGCGGCGTCGGCGTTGGCGTCGGCGTCGGCGTTGGCGTCGGCGTCGGCGTTGGCGTCGGCGTTGGCGGCGGCGTAGGCGGCGTGGGTGGCGGCGTTGGCGGCGGCGTTGGCGGCGTTGGCGGCGGCGTCGGCGGCGGCGTAGGCGGCGTCGGCGGCGTAGGCGGCGTGGATGGCGTCGGCGGCGTAGGCGGCGTGGATGGCGTCGGCGGCGGCGGCGTTGGCGGCGTCGGCGGCTCGTCGAACCTCTTCGATCGTTGCTTTGCCGCGCGCCCACTTCCGCGCGGTTTCGATAGCGGCGCGTGGGCGATCTTCGCCGGAGGGGACATATTTGAGCGAAGTCTCTGCACAGGAGCACGCAGCGAGAACAATCTGCTTTCGTGTGGGCCAATTTGGTTTGTCGACCATTTTGCCGCAAAGCCAGAGAAGCCAGTCACCACGCTTGCAGGTGCGCCAGGTTTGAGCGAGAGACTTACCTTTAGCCCAGATGACAGCTTCCTGACAGGCGCCGAGATCGGAAAGAAGAGATTGAAATTCGGTGGGGTTGAGGTTTTTCATTGGGCCGCCTTTTGCGCTGCGAATACGGCTACAACCGTTTCGTTGAACCAGCAGCGATAGAGTGCTCGCTTAGCGGCCCAGGAAGCGGCCCTGGCAGCGTCCCCGGCAGCGGTCCCGGCAGCGGTCCCGGCAGCGTCCCCGGCAGCGGCCCAGGAAGCGGCCCTGGCAGCGGTCCCGGCAGCGGTCCCGGCAGCGGCCCAGGAAGCGTCCCCGGCAGCGGCCGCGGCAGCGGTCCTTTTGGATTCGTCGCCTGTCTCCAGGTAATCCTTGACGATGGGCGGCGCATCCCAAAGGTGAATTACGTCGAGTGCCACGCGCCGCGCGAATAACCGCAGAATCGGCTCTGCATCATCAATGGTGGCAACGATCTTGCGCTTTTGCGCGGAAAACTTATTTATGGGGCTGCCGTGCGAAACGATGATCCCCGAAAGATACACCTGATGCAGCATGTTACCCCGAGCATATTGAAGCGCGTCGAACGGATCAAGCGAGGCGTGGAGTCCGCATTTACACGGAATCGGCGTGCCCTCGAATGTGAGCCACTTTCCGATTGCTGGAATAGGCGTGCCATCGCGCAAGGTTGCGCCAGTGAAGTGGTAATAGATCGTGCTTTCCACGCTTCCCCCTACTCCGTCTCATGGCGGGCTGCTGCCGCCAGGATCTTGTTAACCAGAGCACGCAACGTCGTGCCGGCAAGGTACGCTTTTGACTTGAGCTTAACCAATAGCTCATCCGGAATGGGAATCTGTAGCTGTGCCATGGGAGAAACACTAATACGATTCGTAGTAGAAGTCAATCATT